GTGTTATTAATTTGCCGACAACAGGGGCAAGAATGGGCGCAGCCACACCCACGACCTTTTTGATTCCAGACCAGATAGAACTGAAAAACCCGCCACCATCTAACTGGGTGTAATCGTGGAGTTTCTTCATATCTGGGGCGCTTAAAGCCCCGCCAGAGACCGCCTTTTTACACAGGGTAAGATACTTATGAAAGTGCTTGGGTAGATTAACACCCGCCATAACTTCTTGAACGTGCTTTGCTTTCCGCCCCCGACCAGCGGGAGTTCCTATAGGTGCGGTGTGTGTCGGCATTTCAAACTTACCACCTTTTGCTTTTTTGGCGTTAAGTTCGTTCATTCTATTGACAACAGCGCCAAGACCCATACCCCCTCCTTGTGCTTCTACTTTTGCTTTTCCACCTTTGCTTTTTTTAGCAAAGTATATATCCTCAGACATTTATTATACGAATTTATTTTAATTAATTTCATTATAATAAATGTCGTTGGAACAAATGACACTCTACTACAAGGACCGAGATCTGACTGGTGATGAGATTGTTAAATTGATTAGAAAACCCCCGATTGTATATTCAGAACTTGGCAAATATAAGACGATTGACCAACTGCTTGGCAAGGAGAACTATGCCGTAATCATGTATCAGACCAGTAGCAAGACCACGGGCCATTTTATAGCGATTACAAGAAACGATAGAACGGGACAAATTAGATATAATGACCCTTATGGCATTCCTAATCCAGATACAGAATTACAATTCACGCCATACGACCAGCAACTACCTAAATATCTCAATGCCCTACTTAAGGGAACCAACTACGAGAGTAACAGAGTAGATTATCAAGGCGGAAAGAAAGTGTCAGACTGTGGCAGATGGTCATCGCTCTTCTGCTTACTGCATAATCTGACCCAACTACAGATAAGGCAACTATTTAAAACCAACGGGTCGGGATTCCTTGGGAACAGCGATAATTGCGCGGTCATTCTAACTCTATTTGCCCTGAATGACTTGGTTAAGTTCTTTGACAACCTTACGGGGGGCGGTGGTCATATTAGCGCTGGCATTCTTGGCAAGTTTTAACCTAATATAACCTAATATACTATATCTATATCGTATAAACCTAATATACCATAGTATAAAGATGCTATTAATCTAATATAAAACCAATATAACCTATAGTATAGTGTTTGAATATAACGTTATCTTTCACCCATATAATGCCTTGTATATTGGTTAATCAATGATTTTATACTATAGTATATTAGAATATACGATGATTAACATAGTATATTGGTTTTATATTGCCTATTCTTTGAAATTGACACTCAGATACTGCTTGTGTGTTGATGCGTTATGTAAATACTGTTTTGCGTTCTCTTCTTCTTCGTTTATAGTCCTTGTGCCAGATCTGTAAAAGTCTGTGATCTTCAACCTTCTGATTGTATTGACGTTAAGAGGTTTGCCGAGAACCTTATTTGTAGCGTCTGCGAGCAAGGCCGAGAACGTTTGAATGAGATAGGGTTGTGTCTTGCTGTTAAGAATAAAGTAATCTCCGTTCTGCTTCTTGAACTCGGCAAGATATACATTCATTACCTTGCCGACCATCTCTTTTATGGGAAACCGGACTTGTCCATAAGTCTCTTTTGACTTATAGTTATTCATGATAATGTCCTTCACCTTCAGGACCCCGTTTTCGCCCGTAGTTGTGATATAGTTAAAATCTTTACTCATTGAGTTCGGTTTCTTCTTGACATTAACGAGACGCATAAGGGGGATGTCTTCAAGTCGCGGGGTAAAGTCGTTCTGAAAATAGAGCATACATAACATCTTGAAAACCAGTTGTGTATCGTCTTCTGGAATGTATGCATCTATCTTCTTGTTAATATCTTGGATGGGCATACTTAGTTCTTCCTGTTTTTTTGACCCGAGATTATCGCCACGTTTCTTAGTTTCTTCACCTTTGAAATCTGAGAGCAGGTGCTGATACTTCTCAATAATTGCATTATCAAGGTTATAATGCTTTAGGAGTTTGATGATTGGGGAGATATAATCTTTTGGACTCTCAAGGCCTGATTTGATAAGGGCCGCTTTAACATCGTCAAACTTAAGTAGAAAATTAGGGTCTCCTGTCCAACCCTTGTCCTGCACGAGCGTAGAGAGTCGGTTGAGTTTTCTGACATAGTTTTCGACCGAGGTCTTTGCGAGCGGTTTAAAAGTCTCTGCTGATGCTCCACGAATACGACTTGATATTTGAGTTGAAAACAGTTTGGTTAGTGCGTCTAATTGCTCGTTGTCTTTAGTGTAGATTTTTTCCTGCCCGAATTTGCGGGCTTTGAATATATGATTGGCCATTTATATTAGGGAAATCTTTTTATATTTATTGTATATCTTGAAATCTGATTATTAATTTTCGTATATATAAATGGCACAGAAAACGTTAGGCGGATCTCTCTCTGTCAAAGACCTTAAGGGCCTATTAGAGGCGAGTTACAAAGAAAAAGCAAAAGTCGGCGATTGGGTTCTGGATACTGCGATCAGCGGACCGACTGCGAAAGTATATTTTAATCCAAAAAATAACAAGGTGGTCGTTGCTCACCGTGGAACACCAGCAACAGATGGCGCGGACTGGTTGAATAACCTGACCTACGCCCTAAAAGGAACCGAGGGATACAAGAAAACAAAGCGCTTTCTGGCAAGTAAAAAAGTCCAAGATGCGGCCGAAGCGAAATACGGCACTAAAAAGATGGCAACCATCGGCCATTCACAGGGTAGCCTGCTTTCGGAACTCTTAGGCAAGAACGGCTACGAAACAATTACTCTCAATAAGGCAACGCGTCCTAAAAGTAATGTAAAGGGGCAACATCAATATGACATTCGCAGTTCTGGCGATGTTGTCTCTGCTCTCAACCCATTTCAAGAGAAAACAGATAGAGACATTACAATCCAAAAACAGAGTTGGAACCCCCTGAAAGAACATTCAATAGATATTCTCAACCGCCTAAATCCAGAACAAGAAATCGGGAGACCCGATGCTGTTGAGGGAGGAGGTTTTATAGACTCGGTCCAAACGGCCTATGAACTTTTCAAAAAAATAGTGCCAGTCAGAACTGGTTTTTCTAATACCGACAAGGCATTTTTAAAGAAATATGGAAACTGGAAAATCACGAGTTTAACCATTATTCGCACCCCCGTATCGTCATATATTAACATGTTCCTTAATGCTCTGTCGGTTGGAGAACTGGACAAAACCCGTTCAAGGATTGGATACGACAAACTGCTCCATCTTGCCTTAATTGGAACAGTCCAATCACCAGATGGACATACACCACCAGTTAAATTTATAACAGAACGAAACGATACAGTTCGTATAAGGGAATTTCAAAAGACGGACATTGGGCGCGACACACAGACATATAAAATTCCACTTATTAATCAAATGTCGTCATCAACTCTCAACGGTATGTTTGACACGGCTGTTCTTGACCAAGGTAATAAATTCTGGGAATACGATCCGTTCAGTAATAACTGTCAAGATTTTCTAATTCAACTACTGGGGGCGTCAAATCTACTCAACCCCGAAGTAACGGATTTCATCAAGCAGAAACTTATGTCTATTGCCCAAACTCTTGATAAACAGAACCCATATACTACTGGTATAGCAAGGGGTATTATCGGGATCTCTGCACGACTGCGGGCCCTAACTGGGCGAGGATTAGAAGAATTATAATATCTTATATAATAAATGGACAAATTAGAGACGATATACTTTATCGGGGGCGGTGGTGTTTTCTACGCCTTATCAGAGATATTCAAAAAGGAAAAACTCTACTACCATTGTGCTTTTACAATCATAGAACCGCTCGATATTAACGACTTAGAGTATGTCATGAAAGGTCGTAAATACAGGCATATTAAACAGGCAATGACGAGAGAGAACTATAAGGAACTCTTAAAGGACATTGACGACAAAACATTCATCATCAACGTCTCGGTGTGCGTTGATAGTCTTGATGTTCTGCGATTTGCCGGAGATAGGGGTTCATGGTATATCGACACAAGTATAGAGCAATATCAAGACAAAATACGCGTTCCAATAAATGAGATTACTGAATATTCACAGTTTATAACAAATAATCTCTACCACCAGCAGTTACTTGCCGAAAAGATTATGAAGAAAACAAGGAAGACCAGACTCACATCTGGAGGGATGAACCCGGGCCTCATTTCACAATATTTTAAGAAATCATTATCAGTTTATGGAAAAAATAAGGGTAAATCTTTAGTCAATGGCGACTATGCTAAACTTGCTCACGAACTGGGACTGGTTTCTGCTCTTGTTGTTGAGTATGACAGTCAGAAACTAAAAGTCAAAGCAACACCCGATTTATTTGTTAATACATGGTCGGCGAAGATCGGGATGCCCGAGGAGGCAACAGACCTTATTATGTTAAATCTCAGCAACGAAGATATTGACAAATACGCGAAAAAAGGAGTGAAACTTATCAAACCCACAGAAGGCCCCAAGAAAACCCATATCCGTTTCATTCCAGAGTGTGGTATGGACGGTATGTTTGACAGTATCACGGTTGATTATGACGGGAATCGATTTAAGTATAGTGGGTATTTACTGCCACACGCCGAGATTATCACCCTTGGGGAGTTCTTGAAATATAGGGGAAACTCGCCGACTGTGTTTTACTGTTATAGACCATGTGATGAGGCAATCAAGAGTTTGGATTTTATGCGAGAAAATGACTACCAACTGCCGAAGGACGGCATTGTAGTCCGTAACAAGGATGTTATTAGTGGATGGGATAGTATCGGCACTCTCCTAACTTTTAAGAACGGTGAAAAGTTTTGGGGGGGCACTGTCTGCGGTAAAGAGGATATGGACCGTCTCGGGTTTAAGAGCAATGCTACAACGATCCAAGTCGGCGCATTTATGAACTCGGCCATTCAGTGGATTCTCACACATCCTAACAAGGGTCTCGTCAATTCAGAGGAGGTTAATAACAAGGACATCTTTGAAATGGCAGGCAAGTATTTGGGCAAGCAGTATTTCAAGTTGGTTTAATTATAATTAATTATAATTAAAAACGACGGATAAACGCCATTCGGCAAGTCCAATTAGTATCGGGAGGAACCAACAGCGGAGTAATAGACCCATCAACGAATTGAACCATAATGTTAATATCAATAACTTGAATAGGCATTGGGCTGTTTAGAGTGAGTGTCTGGGGATATGGGGGGAGAAAATAAAACGGCTCGGTCTTATCATTTTGGGGATAATCTACATCAAGAATTGTCTGTGACTGCAGATTATTTTGGAAAAAACTGCCAATCACGGAGATACTGGACGACTGGATCAGAACCTTATCTATGATTGTTGCCGAGGGTAGAGCTGGACTACCATCTGGGCGTAGTGGGGGGACATAACTCGCCATTGCGGACATGTCCATTTTTGCCTTGAGGATTGCCACGGAATAGTCTGATGCTTTATTAACAAGCGGATAGTCAAGCGAGACGATGAATTTCGCGGGAACAGTGCCTGCCGTATTATTGAATTGATTAACGTTATAATAAACAACGAATTTACTGGAGAAATCTGTCATGTTCTTCTTTATTATACTACGAATTATATTTTTAATTATCCATATTTTCAGAAATCACGAGTTGTCGTATAAGGTATCCAATCTTCTCGTCCAATGTCGTTATTTCTTCAGTCCGCAGTAGCGTCATCTCTGTTCCGGTGAAATGGCACCCCAGCGCCTTCTTCTTATCCCACGCATGGAACGCCAGACAATCCCGAGGATAGTATAAGTATCCTTTCAGTCCAGCACATCCCCCAAATGCCGACGGGCCTATATGGACACATGTATCATCAATGATTAGATTGCCGATAAGCAGGGGGCAATTATGAAACGCAAACTCGCCTATCTTCGTTATACCCAGTGGAATGTTCAAATGGCCCGACAACGCCGAACACTTTAAAAATGCTCCAGCGCCGATAATTTTGACTTTTTCGCTAAACTTTACACTCGTCATATTAACACACTCCATAAACATATTCGTAGGAACCATCTCTTGGTCAATCTCTGCACTAAGAACCTTTAGTCGTTCTTCTGGCGTAAATTCATATGGTTTCTCAGTCCCCGAATTCAGGGTCAGGATTTCATCATCGGTCATTGTAATTATCATCATTTATAATATACAGATTTTTTTAAAATATAATAAATTCTGTAATAAATGGATCTTGCACAAGAATATGCGAAATTTGGAATCGACGACGGTATGAAAGTGTGGGGCAAGGAACTCACAATTGACGGACGATGCGAATCTACAAAGGTAAATGACCCCGAGGTCCTGCGGGCATTTCTAAAGGAGATTGTCATCCGCATCGATATGAAAGCATATAAGGAACCACAGCTTGAACTATTCGGCGAGGGCTTACTCTACGGTTTTTCGGCATTACAATGGATCCACACCAGTAATATCGTTCTCCACACATGTCTCGACGGACAATGCTACTTGAATATCTTCAGTTGTAAGACTTTTGATGTGGAGATTGTCAAGAAATGCTTCCTTGAGTTCTTCGGTGGAGAGATCCACTTCAGCGAATCCACATATCGCGGTGTTAGAAAGTAGAATTATATTAATGATAATATAATAAATGGCAGGATTTCATACAAAGACATTCATCAAACACGACGACTATATGACCCCAAAATCAGCGTGGGAGAACATAGCGAAATTTATACCCAAGGACAAGGAGATATGGGAGGCATTCTACGGCGATGGAACGAGCGGAGACCACCTTAAAAGTCTTGGTTTTAACGTAATCCACGAACCTGTAGATTTCTTCATAAGTAATCTCGGCGACATCATCGTCAGCAATCCCCCGTTTTCACTCACAAAGCAAATAATGGAGCGTCTGCTTGTTGTTGATAAACCGTTTATCATAATCCTTCCGTGTTCAAAAATTAGCACGTCCTACATGCGGGCGTGGAAAGACAAGGGACTACAGATTATCATTCCAAGAAAACGTATTCACTTCAACAAACTTATCGACGGAAAAACTCCAGATGGATGGAGAAACGCCTGTAATTTTGACTGCTTCTATTACTGCTACAAAATGGACCTGCCTAAAGACATCATATGGTTAGAGGACTAACTCGTAATTAATTACAAGTTTAAACTGGGGGCAATCTCGATAGAGATTTATATTTAGGTTCGCTCTCGCTTCCGCTGTCTGGTTCTCCGTCTGTCTTAAGTTTAATACATTTAATATATCTTGTACCCTTAACAATAGCGGGTTCGTATTCTAATTTTGTCAGGATGTTATAAAAGTCTGTTGCCTTCAACCGTTCAATAACCATATCTGAACACTTGTAAGTGTCAAATACTTCGGTTCTGTTAATTTTGTCTCCGTCTTCGCTTGTTATTTCAAATGTATCTTTCATAAATTTCTTGACATTTTCGGTCTCGTTGTCAATATATGCCGATGTAGATGCTTTAGCGTCATCTGTAAGAGTAAACGCCGATTTGCCCTTGATTTCTGTATTATAAGAGTTAATCAGGATATGTATCAATGTATTGCGCATCTCATCAGTCTGTAGCTGTTTCTTGACTTCGGGGTTGCCGACTTTTTTAAGAGGATTTTTACCAATATCGCTCTCGCTCTCCACAAAAGTATAGGGAAAGTGTGAAACTGTCATACGGCGTTTGATGGCATCTCCTGTCTTATCCTTGAGAGGCATCGTATGAGGCACATTAGTATTATGGATAGGTGTTCCGTGAGGTACAAATTCAATCATTTCTTTGGATTTAGCGAAATTATCGCGACATTTAATTGTGTCTTTGCCCGTCCAAGTCTTCATTTTCGGGACGCATAATGTAAGCGAATTGTCTCCGTCTTCTGCTTCTTGTGCTTCGACCGAATACAGAACTCTCTTCGTTCGAACAGAAATAGCAATCGTATCTGCTTTTAACGCATCTCTCGACGTTGAGTTATACCAATAGTCCATCGGGATAATGCCCCAATAGTTGCCGAATACTTTTGCCATCGCGTCAAAGAAACAACCCTTGCCGTTTCCTCCTTTTCCAGAGAAACAGAAAAACTTCTCAAAGTAGTTCTCGCCCCTAAGACACGATGCCATACATTTTAGTGCAAACTTCATATCTTCTTCCGTCTTAAACATCGTATTCAAGTATCCTAACGCTCTTTGCGTATTGTCGGCGTTTTCTGCTGTATAGTTATAACCGCAAGTGAATGAGATGTAGTCAGTCGGTTGGATCTTGCGGATTATTGACGTATTAAGGTCAATCAAACAGTCGTTGAACGCAAACAAATGGCGATTGGCGTTGAGTTTATCAAATAGTTGCCTATCAAGATATTTTCCCTCGAGTTCCTTAACAATGCAATCCTTCCAGTCCTTCTTACCGAGTTTCATCCGCGCATCGCAGATCTTGCCGTGGAGTTTTTTACGGACATCCTCGGTAATCGTCTCATCACTCGCGACAGCAATATTAAATTCAAGCAATTTTTTAGCGACATATTCATACATCTCTTCGCGCAGTTGATAGGGTGTATTAGCATCTGCTTCGACCCACACGCCGAACGAGTTGAGTTCATACCACGACCGAAAAAAGATGTACCCCTTCTTGTGAGACTGGTAAAAATAGTTGGCGATGCTGGTGTGGTGGAATTCTTCAACAAGGTTCCGCTCGACACTGCGTTTATTTTTACGAAACTCATCGCATAATTTTGATGCACTTTCTGGGTTCTCAATTTTGATATATTTTAACAGCGTCTGGAAACCGAACTGGTTGCGGATTTTACACGCTTCCCATTTGGCATCAACTGACGCTTCATTATATTTAGATGATTGACTGCTCCACTCGTGGAATAGAATTTTTGAACTCTCATCATTTGGCAGGCACCACATCACCTTGTTCCAGTTGTCATATGGATTAAACCAATCACTTCCCAAGAGTTTCAGGATTTTAGAATAGCAACTCTCTTTCTCGTCTGGGGCGTTGCTGGTATTGTCATCCAATAATAGCGCCGATGCCTTAAGAGTAGTCTGGGGTATTTTCATAAATGGCAACAGTCTGTTAATGTGCAGTTTAAAATACGAGTTCTGGAAATCAACCATCCCACTGGGGCAGTAAAGCAGTGTGTCCTTTGCTTCCCACATCTTCTTAAGAGTATCGCCATATCCACGCTCAACGTTGTTATACGCTTGCTCTTCTTTTAACAGTTCAAAATCTAGAACATCTACTGGAGATTTTGTTCCAAGAAAATCGGTAATATCGGCGTTAATCTGTGCATAGTAATGGCGTTTCTTACTACTGGAAATCGTGTATGGCAATGATTGAACGAATTCGGGGTAATGACGCATCGCCACATCAATATCGATACAGTACCAGTTATTTGGCAGGTACACTTCGTAGGTGTTAGGAGCGATTGAACTGTCGAACTTTTTCGTCGGTTTTCCATCTTCACCAATAAAGCGCTTAATTCCAACTTCTTTAACCTCAAAATCTGCCCACTTAATAAAGTCTATAAACGGGACAGACATAATCGCCTCTTCTTTCATTTCGGTGCGCAGGGGTAAATTTTCGGGAAGTGATCTTTTTTGAAAAATCGTTTCCATTTATATAAGGGATTTTTTTTTTTAAATTCACATAAAAAAAAATGCGGATTTAAAAAATAATTTCCTTATATAAAGGAATGAAATTTCAAATCGGTACAAAAACGTTCTATACGAAAGGAGAAGCACAAGAATATCTACGGACCCATTTTAGAAATCTATGGAAGACACAAACAAGTCTATCAACTGATGATAAACTCATATTAACCCAGTTGCTTGAAAATCGCAGTGATGAAATTCACCCCGTCAAAGACATTACTGATTTTCGAATAATAACAAGCAAGTTCAATAAATTCGAAGTTCAATATACGCTAAATACAGAAGGACACTGGTATACATTTAGTATTTCACGGTGTATCGTTGGTTTTTCTAATAGCGATAAATCCAAAGTCTATAAACTGTTAAGAGACTCTATTTACGACCAGATAGCGAATTTTAGAAGTACAAATCCAGTTCAAAAATGCCTCATATGCGGTTCTACTGACAAAATAGAGGTAGACCATATTAAACCAACCTTTAAGACCATTGTCGAGGACTTTAATAAACTTGCTTATGAAGCACATATTTGGTATGGATTAGACGAACATCCAACAGACGAGGTTATTGCCTTATTTAAGGACTATCACCAAGAAAACGCAACATACAGGTATTTATGCCAGACCCATAACCTATCAGAGTACCACAAAAGCGGGCCTAAGAAGACAATGTCCGCAGAAGAATACAAGCAAAAGAATCTTAAAAATGCCAAAGACAGATATTTAACGAAGAAGTTGTTGAGATCTCAAGAAATTATTACTGCACATTAATTTATCATCATTTTAAAATGATGATGTTTTTCGTTTGGGATTCTGGGGTGCTGGGGTGCAGATACTTTACATACTTTTGTATTTTGAAATGATTTTGTTTATAGAAACCGAAGTTTGGTAAAACCCCTGCACCCCAGCACCCCAACAATCCTATATAGTCATCACCATACATTATAATCCAAAGTGTTTAATGTAACTCGTGATATTCGTTTTCAAAGATGGGGTGCCACCCCATAAAATATACCAAGATAATGCTCCTGCACTTGTCGGATCTGTTATATTGTCTTTTGCATGTCTTGACCTATAGTTCTTCCGTCGCTGTTCTCTTTCGCTTTCCGGGAATATTGTATAGTCGCCGTATCCAGTTGCCCCGAATTTAGTTTTACGGGTTCTACCCGTTTTGGTATTTTTGAATGTAGCAACGAGTTTATGCTTGCCATCGTTTGCCTTAGAGATAGAGATGAGTTCCATTTATAATTAGAAAATTATAAAATTGCTTATATGAAAGTTTGACGGGGAGATGGCGTATTTTTGACCACTTGGGCGATGGTGTTCGGTATCTGAATAGGTTCCGAGATGATAGGGGTTGTTTCGTTTGGAGGAGTAAAAGTGCTGTGACTTGTGGCATCTGGAGTTGTGGGCGAGTTGCGTTTCATTATCACTTCAGCGCCCCAGCATTTACTATATTTAACATGACTTATAACTGAGAGGATTAGAGACCCGACACTGGCGATTATGGCCGTTATAACAATTGGATCACTCATTTATTACTCACTTTTTTTATATTAAAATCTCATACCACCCCCAAAATAGAAATTAGGTTTGGGTCGTGCTTTTACAGGCGGGGGAGTTGGTTCTTCTATAACAGTATCGTCGCTAAAATCATCGTCGCGATCAGACAGAGGAGGGGGCGGGACTACCTTGCGGTTTTTCCGGGGTTTCGGGGTTTCAACAACAGAGCTCGCTTCCGATTCAGAGGGGAACAGGTTTGAACTAACAGTGCTAACAGTGCTTTGGGTCTCTTCGTCAAGTTTCTTCTGCTTCTCTCGGTCTCTAAACGCTTTCTTGGCGATCCGGCCTTGTTCTCGCATCTTCTTAAGTCTCTCAGGCTCATTTTCAACTATATTTTTGTAGCGCTCATTCTGCTTCTGGTTCTTGGCAAGTTGCTTTCCTTCCTTGATTTTAAAGGCTTCTATAACATCTCTCGAAACGCTTGTGTCTAAAACACGTCTTAGATTGTAGTATTTTTCAAGTAATTCGCGCTCTCGCGGACACTTCAAATTGATACGGAGCGTTGATTTTGCTGGAATAGTGGGAATTTGTTCGTCTTCTGACATTTATTAAAGAGGGTTTTTTATATTTAATTTACGAAATTTCGTGAATATTCTTATAATCTATGGTGATGACTATATAGGATTGCCGGGGTGCTGGGGTGCAGATACTTTACATACTTTTGTATTTTGAAATGATTTTGTTTATAGAAACCGAAGTTTGGTAA